GTTGGGATAAGAAGGCCGCTGCAGTCTCATCTGTACCCCTTCCAGAGGGGTCTACGGAGCAGATAGTCTCTGAATAATCACCCCACTCTCCAACAAGTTTCATTGGGGAGTAGAAATAGTCACCAGGTAAGCCTACTGTAGGTAGGTCTTTTATGACATTAGAGGGATCAGAGCACCAGATACAATTCTCAGGTGCTTCAGTAGGATTCACTGAAGTAATGATGAGGTCAGCCATCTTTAATGGGAACTTCTCAGCATCTGATAGGGATGTATCTAGTTGGAATTGAAGCATATAGTTAGAACGACCCATAGATGCTTCACGTTCTATTAGGTCGTCATTATCGAATCTGTCTGGGTCTGTTACTTCCCAGGGTTTAACACCAGCTTCCAAATCTTCTTGGATTTGAGGAGCTAGTAATCCTTCATATTGACTGAGTTTATCTTTTCTGGGGTATCTACTGGGCCAAACGAACGGACGGTACGAACGCTCTGCCAACTTACGATAGATAGTAAAAGTAGTCTGAGGAGTCCCGAGATACATAATACGGCTATCGCTTTTCGGCGTGAGGATGGATTCAGCT